GTTTTGTTAGCACAAAACATTTTAAATTATCATGAATAGAGCTCCCAAGACCGTACAACAAAAGCAGCATCAACGCGCTAACTTACGTTCTGAATCTAAAAACAGATCATTTAATAAAGATGGCTTCTCTACTCATGGGGAGAGAAATGCAAACATAAGTGTCCGCCAGCAAAATGAGACATCCATGTTTGACAAAGAAGCCATGCATACAGTTCGTGAAAGATCAAACAACTCCAGCAGAAAAGGCAAACCAGGAAAACCTGGTAAACCTCAATTACCTTTTTTTGGCGCTCGTCGTTTTTCAATCGAGTCCCCACAAAATTACACTGCTGTTTCAAATTTGCTTGAAAAGGCCACTTTTCATCTCTACAATATTCGTGTGATGACTTGGCTTTTTAATGTTATTTTTTCTAAATATTTGCGTATTCATAAAATTGAGAAAAGGAAACCCATAGTCAATCCTTTTGACATAGAGAAATCCTTCCTTAATCTACATCGCAATAAGTTCGACTTTTTCGCCTTGGATGTGGAACTCGAACTTCCGGCTGTCGCCTCTAGAGACAACATCACCCAGATTCGTATTATGGCTGCTTTTACAAAGCATCGCCCCGATTCTGTTGTTGATTGTCTAAAGAGATACATGACCTATGGAGAACTCAAAGTCATGCGAACTTTGTCCGCTAGTTTGAAAGCGGCTTCTCTTATGAGTCATGAAGAGATCACTCAAACATCCACTGGCTACGAAAAGTATGAAGACTCCTTTTGGGGTCTGCAATCCATTGATGCTCATCATGTTCAATCTTCTTTGAATGGCAATAATGGTTCATGGACCGGTTTGGATGATGTTGAGTGTTCTGAGTGTATTGATCGTGACGACTGTCGGAAGTGTTGCCACCATCATTTACAACGTAGGGGTCGTGGAAAAGGTGATGTCAAACCTCCCTCTGTTGGGGCAAAGCGTCGTGTCGAGGAGGTTAAAAAATTAGTGTTGTGTGGTGATATTTGCCCTGGATTGGACAGTCATTACCACCCACCTGACACTTATTGTTACGATTGTGCCCCCAAACAAGCTGATGACTACTTTGCATTCGCGGAAAATGAACATGGATTGTTTGAACAAACTGCGATTTTACCCAAGCTTAACAGGAAGGAGAGAAGAGGCCTCAAGAAGAATGCGGAACGCAAGGGTAAACAAGATCCGAACACAGATTTATTTTCTGCCTTTTGTGATGATTATATACCCAGTTTCACCCCTTCTTCCAATATCCAAATCGGTGTTAAGACTCCAACTGACAGCCTGTCGCTCTCCACAAAGAGCTTGCCTGACATTGGTGACATCTATGATATGGATTCATGCTTCGTTGATCAAAACCCGACAGATTATAGACACACTGCCGCACTCAGCACCACCCTCCGAGATTTAGCAGCCAGTTCAGATGCATTTATGCAGGAACTGGATGAACTTCTGCTTGGCGACTCTGTCCATTCATCCATTAGTAATGTGACGCCGTCCGAATTGTCTGACCTTTCGGTCACTGATATTGTTGTTAGAGACGATGAACTTCGGACCTCGACAACACCGCCAGCATTCTGCTTGACGACCAACCATAAGGAGTCGCCTGCACTTGGCATATCAGACCCCCTACCCCTGAACCGGCTCGACGTTAACATCAGTGCACCTGTCACTTTTGCAACCACTGTCGACAATGTCCCCACAACACCACCAGTAGCTGGACCTGCCCTTTTGGCAGAGCGATCTCCATTGAAAACTGAGAGATTTTACTTAGCTGGTGATGTCACTGATGACTCATTTTTCACTTATCTAACGAAAGGCACTTTTTTGTCTGGTCTCTTTAGTGGTGTATCTGTGATTGGCCAACAAACTGAAGTTAAAACTTCCACCTCGCATCTTTTTGGCTTGATCACACTTGATTCCACACATAGCGAATATTCGTGGCGCGAATTGGGGTTTACTAAGTTTAAGGACTTGGACATACACCCCACTTTGGCACGACACATCACGCGCTATGCTATTGACAACAGATTAGTGAGGATAGAAACATCTTCAGAAGGTCGGCGCACATTCGGGTTCAAAGAACATGCCGAAAGTGCGGTTAGGGAGCATTAGCACTAAATCATGCAGATCTGGACAAAGAAGTCAAAGACAAATGGCATGTCAATCATTCTTACACCATTGCCTGGGGATTGCAGCAGGCGATGAGACCAGCTTTGGTCCTGAATGACGTGCAAACTTCCAAATTCCCCCTCGTTAACAAGGCGGGAAACGGCCGCAGCCGCCCAACCTCCTCTATTGGGAAACCGGCTGTGAAAGGATAGAGGCTGTGAGATGCGATGTCGATAAACCATTTTGGTTTAACGACAGATTTGTTTGCATAACCGGGAAAAAATTTTTCAAAAATGGAAATTTAGATTTCGGTCCACAACCCCTCTTACCTATAGTTCCCTCTGGTTGCTCCAGAACCAGAGTTTCCAACTCATTTCGTCATTCAGGATTGGTGTATTCACTCACCGATCATAACATGGCTAGAGCCTTACGGCGACAGACATGTATGAGGGAAGACAAATTCAGTGTGGAAAGGAACCTACCTGTTCGTTCAAATTACGAAGCTTTAATGCTTATTAATCAAGCCTGCTTCATCTCTCGACATCAACATCACTTACTCGCATATACCTCCAAATTCAAGACTGAATGGATCAGTATGATAGACGAGGCCGATTTGCATGTTCATGATACTCACCCGAAAAAGGTGTTGAGAGAGAATGCTTTACTTGATGTTTATGATCGCAATTTGAATGTTAAAGGTGTATGGAAGGTTAACGATTTTATGATAAAGATGAAAAAAGATGAGCTGGCCAAACCCGGCAAATATCCAAGAACAATCGGAGATTTTGGTGTGCATGCTTCTATACAAGGAGCCTTTTACACTGGTCACTGCAAAGATTTTTTGGATTTAAACTATTTCCATTTTAATAACGGTCGTTGTAAATTTATGGGCGCATGCAATGGAGAGTCTATGGATCTGATGTTTAATAACATCATTTCCGGCACAAATAGGCTCGAATACGCAATTTTCAGCGATGATTCGCTCATGCGTATAACCATTGACGGCAAACACCGATGGTTTGATGTTGACATTGCTTCTTGTGATGTCTCACATTCTTCTTACATGTTTGAACTAGTCAAAAATCTCTTTCCTCACGACAACGTCATTTCTACACTGATTGACCAATGTTCTGACCGATTAGTTATTAGATCAGTTTATAACAAGAAGAAAAAAGTGACACTCTTACCTAACGGTCCCATCCTTTCATCTGGCTCCACAATAACTACATTAATTAATACCATCTCTTGTTACTGCCTATTCATAGCATTTTCATTAATACCAGACTCCGAGGTTTCCGTTGATTCATTTCAACTGGCCGCAGAATCTGTTGGATATCATTGCACCATCAATGAAGTTTTTCGACCCGTTGATTTGCGTTTCTTGCGCAGACAACCCGTCCTAGACATAGATGGACAATGGAGAGCTATGCTCGTGCCTGGAACTATGTTTCGCACTCTTGGCATAACAAAGACTGACCTGCCCAATAAAAAACTCACTATGCTTGAACGTGGCAGGATCTTCCAAGGTCAATTGATTAATGGTTTTTATTCTGACGTAGATTGTCCCTTTGTAACCTTCTTGAAAACATTGTACCCACTGGTACATACTAGCTCGCTAGTTGAGGACAAAGCATTGGCACGCGTCAAACCCATACAAATTACTGATGACTCTTTCTTTTCATCATATGATCCCACTCAATGCGAGATTGAACATTTGTATTCACAGATTTATGACCATATTGGAACTATTGGCATAATATCAAATGGATTGACTAGTAGAGCTATATTCAAAGAGTATGGTATCTAGTCATCCCACAAAACAGCAAAAGAGGTTCGCCTCTGTGATTATCTTCGTATTTTCAAAACTTCCCGCGAAAGCGGGAACCCGCTGTTACACATCCCGG